TACTAGACCAATGCAGTGGCACTATGATAAAGATGAAATTGCGTACACATCAAAAGGAGTAACTAGATATCCTATTTGCTCTACAGTATTTTACCTAGAGATAGAAAACTTAGAAAATGGTAAGTTACAATTTAAAAATGGTGTCGAAATTACACCAAAAGAGAATAGACTAGTAGTCTTTTCTCCAGGCCTGTATCATGGGGTAGAACAATTTAACGGTGTCAGAACATCTATTAACATTAATCCTTGGAATACACAACTATATAATAAATGAAAGCAGTTATAAGCGATAGGATTTACTTAGAAGTACTTCCGCATCAACAACAAAAGATTGACAAAGAGTTAACTTACTCTGTGCCTTCTTTTAAATTTGGCGATCCTCCTTTGATTATAAAAAATATGGCAATGATAAGACAAGGGCTGGTTGCAATTCCAGTAGGCAGACAAGACTTAATTCCAAACGACCACGAAGTCACAGATAAACGAGTACTAAAGCCAGAAGAGTTCCCTAAGTTTAATTTAGAATTACGACGGAGTCAACAATCTGTTTATGACGAGATTGGAGACGGAGGTATAATAAATGCTTGGGTCAGTTGGGGCAAGACTTTTACAGGTCTTGCAATAGCTGGTAAACTTGGACAGAAAACATTAGTAGTTACCCACACTTTAGCATTACGCAAACAATGGGAAGATGAAGTAGAAAAAGTATTTGGTTTTAAAGCTGGGATTATTGGTAGTGGTAAATTTGAAGTTGATAAGCCTGTTGTCATTGGGAATATACAGAGTTTATACAGAAAAATTCCACAAATAAGACAACTCTTTGGAACTATTATACTTGACGAAATGCATCATTGTAGTGCACCAACTTTCTCAAGAATTATAGATAAAAATTGTGCTAGATATAAGATCGGCCTTACTGGCACACTAGAAAGAAAAGATGGCAGACATGTAGTATTTAGAGATTACTTTGGAAGTAATGTCTTACGACCCCCAAAGGAAAACTTTATGATGCCAAAAGTACATATCCTACCAATGGATATACGATTCATGGATGGAAACTCTATACCTTGGGCTAATCGAATAAATGAGTTAGCCTACAACCCAGAGTATCAACATTCTGTGGCTATGGCTGCATCATCATATGCGGCCAAAGGTCATAAAGTGTTAGTGGTATCTGATAGAGTAGATTTCCTAAAGAACTGCGCGAAACTCACTGGTGATAACGCAGTTTGTGTGACGGGCGCAGTCCATCACGAAGACAGAGCCGAGATAATTAATCAGATCTATGAGGATAAAGATGTTCTGTATGGGACACAAGCTATATTCTCAGAGGGTATTTCTTTAAATATTCTTAGCTGTTTAATACTTGCAACACCAGTAAACAATGAGCCGTTACTTACACAGCTCATTGGAAGAATAATTAGGGACTACGAGGGGAAACAACAACCTATAGTAGTGGATATTAATTTAATTGGAAAGACTGCAAAGAGGCAGGCTAGTATGCGTACAGGCTACTATATTAAACAAGGGTACGAGATATCAACCCTGTAACCACCTCCGAAAAATATGTCTTGACAACAGTTTTAAAATTTGTTATAATATATGATAAAATATAATTGGGAAAAGATATTTAGAGAAGCGAAAGGCGATAGTGTTTCAATTCTCACTATTATCCACCTCTTGACTTACAAGAGAATTCCAGCCAGTCGTAAAGACAAAACCTTTAAATATTTTGGGAAAAGTTTTCTCGGGGACAGTTTTCTGTTAAATCCGAGACAGCTTTTGGCTGAACGAAAGTATTATAGCAACAAAGAAGCTGCCGAATATGTGGCAGTAGCTTCGTACCGTAATTATTTCAATTATAACCAAACAGGAAAGACAACACTAGAGTTGATACACTTACCTGTTGAGACAACGATAGTAAATCGCAACAGATTGCTTCGAATAGAGAATGGTCTAGTACACTTTCTATTTGAAGATAACGCTAATTGGAGAACATAATGGCATTAAAATTTAATCAAGCACAGGGGAGTGCAAAAAAATCCTCAATCGATCAGTATACTTACAAAGAAGGAGACAATGTCTTCAGACTAGTAGGTGACATACTTCCTAGGTATGTTTACTGGATCAAAGGTGAGAACGGCAAAAATATTCCTATGGAATGTCTTGCTTTCGACCGTAACACAGAAACATTTAATAACAAGGATACAGACCATGTAAGGTCTTTCTTCCCTGACTTAAAATGTGGTTGGGCATACGCTATTCAAGCTATTGACCCAGCAGATGGCAACGTTAAAGTTGTTAATCTCAAAAAGAAACTCATGGAACAAATAATGGTTGCCGCAGAAGATTTAGGCGATCCTACTGACCCTGAAACAGGGTGGGATGTTTTCTTCCAAAGAGTTAAAACTGGACCTATGGCTTTTAATGTAGAGTATAGGCTTCAAGCACTTAAGTGCAAACCAAGACCTCTAAATGAACAAGAGTTAGCTTCTATTGCTGACCTGCGTTCTATGGACGATGTTCTTGCGAGACCAACAGCAGATGCTCAATTAGAGCTATTGCAAAGAGTAACTCAACCTGCTGATGGAGCTGAAGCTCCGTCTGATGTAGATTCTGAGTTCTCAATATCTTAGGAGAGTACAATGGTAGGAGTAGGAGAAAAATTTCCAGACTTTTCAATGGCAGCAGTCGAAGGTAATTCAATCATTGACTGTGATATATTGTTAGGTGAATGGACTGTGGTATATTTTTATCCAAAAGATTTTACTTTTATTTGTCCAACTGAAATAGCAGACATGGATTACATTGTTGGTGAAGCTGATGTTATAGGCATTAGTGGAGACAATGAGTATTGTAAACTCGCATGGAAAGAGCAGAATGATACTATTAGAAATATTAGACACATTCTTGCAGCGGACTGTGGACTATATCTTGCCAATGAGTTAGGTATAGTTGACGACGAAAGTGGAGTACCTTTCAGAGCAACTTACATAGTTGATCCTGATGGAGTAGTTCAACATGTATCAGTAAATGCATTAGATACAGGAAGAAATGCAAATGAAGTGCTAAGAACATTGCAAGCTTTGAAAGCTGGTGGTCTTACAGGGTGTTCATGGCAACCTGGAGACGAATTCGTAGCATGATTTTATTTACAGCAGACTGGCATCTTAAGTTGGGACAAAAGAATGTCCCTCTACCTTGGGCTTGTGCAAGATATGATTTATTCTTTGAAACAATTTATGAATTGGAGAAGGATGTAGACTTGCATATCATAGGTGGAGACTTATTTGACAGAGTTCCTTCAATGGACGAACTAACAGTATACTTTGATTTTATTAAAGATATTAAAATTCCTACTATCATTTATGATGGTAACCATGAAGCTACTAAAAAGAATAAGACTTTCTTTTCCAACTTAAAGAGAGCCACATCTGATGTAAACCCTCTAGTTGAGATTGTAGATGAAACTAAAGAGTATGAGTGGGGTACAATACTACCCTACGCAGACTTGCACAAAAAAGGTGCTATAGAGAAATGCAATCCTGACAAACCTTTATACACTCATGTAAGGGGTGAGATACCTCCTCATGTAACTCCTGAGGTTGACCTCGAGAGATTCAATGCTTTTCCTGTAGTATACGCGGGTGACCTACATAGCCACTCCAATACGCAGAGAAACATTGTTTATCCAGGCTCTCCCATGACTACATCTTTTCACAGAGATGTAGTTAAAACAGGATATCTTATAATTGATAACTTGTATGACTGGACATGGCATGAGTTTGATTTACCACAGCTTCTTCGGAAGACTGTAGATAACCCAGACGACATGATAGCTTCAGAATTTCATCACACCATTTATGAGATTGAAGGAGACGTAGCTGATTTAGCAAATGTTAAGAACTCTGAGCTTCTCGACAAGAAAGTTGTCAAGAGAAGTTCAGAGGCTACTCTTAACCTAAAGGATTTGACAATAGAGGAAGAACTAGTAGAGTACATGAGTGCTATACTTAATTTAACAGATGACAAGATAAAACAAATTATGGGGGTGTTTAATGATTACTCTAAAGACGCTACGCTGGGATAATTGCTTTAGTTATGGCAAAAACAATTCTCTTAACCTTCATGATAGCAACCTTACCCAACTCGTTGGGACAAATGGACAAGGTAAGTCTTCCATACCACTTATTATCGAAGAAGTATTATTTAATAAGAACTCGAAAGGCATTAAAAAACAAGAAATCCAAAACAGGTTTGTAAACGAAGGTTACTGGATTAACATAGTTTTCTCAGTAGACGAAAATGAGTACGAGATAGATGTAACTCGTAAAGCAAGTATAAAGTGTAAACTCTATAAGAACGGTGATGATATTTCTAGCCACACAGCTACAAATACTTACAAAACAGTCCAAGAATTACTTGGATTAGATTTTAAAACTTTTACTCAACTCGTGTATCAGAACACGAATACATCACTACAGTTTCTAACTGCGACAGATACAAACAGAAAAAAGTTTCTCATTGATCTTTTAAAGCTAGAAGAATATGTAGAGTTCTTTGATATATTCAAAGAAGCTGCAAGAGAGATTTCATTTGAAGTGAATAGCCTCAACAGTAAGACCGACACAATAGTGAAATGGTTAGATGAAAATAAATTGGAGAGTATGGATATACTTCCTATATTAAATCTGCCAAAATTCTCACAAAATGACGAAGATACTTTACAGAGATTACGAAGCGATTTTGAAAAAATCTCAGAAAAAAATAAAAAAATTATAGATAATAATTTTGTGAAAGAACAACTTGACGAACTTGAATCAAGTGAGCATAGATTGTTCAAGGGTGAGGAAATTAACCTTGACGCTAAGCTGCAGAAACTTGGCACTATTCGTGCACAATTATCTGATGCTCAAGCGCACTTGGAAAAGATCTCGGAACTTGAAGGACAATGCCCAACTTGTGAGCAAGAAATAGATTGGGACAAGATGGAAGAAATTCGCATGGGCTATGTGCGTACGATTACACATGGTGTAGATGTAGAAGAGGACATAGAAGAAGAACTTGAGAGAGGAAACGAAAATAACAAAAGAGTACTAATTCGAAACAACCAACAACGAGAGTATGAAAGTTGTATTCGAGATTGGGACAGTAGTCTACCTTCTCAAATTTTAGACGGAGATGACCTGTCTTCCCAAATTGACGAACTTTCTTCCCGCATCTCAAATGTCCGTAAGGATATAGAAGATGTAAGTGCGAGTAATCTAGTGGCAGAACGCCACAATACTCGCCTCTCTATCATTAACGAACAAACGGAGGGTTTCGAGAATGAGTTGGAAGAAATTGTCGCGGCATTAGGTCAAGTTGAAGAGAAAGCCACCCATTTAGAGATACTTAAGAAAGCTTTCTCTACTAATGGGCTACTCGCCTACAAGATTGAAAATCTAGTAAAAGACTTAGAAGAAATAACAAACGACTACCTTGCGGAACTTTCTGCAGGTAGATTCAGTTTAGAGTTTGTAGTTACAAACGATAAGTTAAATGTAGAGATTACAGATAACGCAAAAGTAGTAGATATTCTAGCACTTTCAAGTGGTGAACTTGCAAGAGTAAATACTGCGACACTACTAGCAATACGAAAGCTAATGAGTAGCATTTCGAGTTCTCGTATCAACACATTGTTTCTCGATGAGATAATAAGTGTACTTGACGAAGAGGGCAAAGAGAAGCTAGTAGAAATATTGCTTGGAGAAGAACTAAATACATATTTAGTTTCTCACGGCTGGACTCATCCACTTCTAGCAAAGATAGAAGTAATAAAAGAGGACAATATAAGCAGACTGGAATAGTGGACACATTCGTGCTACACGAGTGCCCTGTCCTTAACCGTACAATCTATATACCTGTGGGTGTTAGATGTACACATTGTAAACAATATGGTAAACGCAAGACAAAAAGGAACAAAAGCAGAGAAAGAAGTAGCAGCGATGCTCAAGAGACATACTAACCTAGATTTTATTCAAACACCTGGAAGTGGTAGTGGTAAAATAAAGGGAGATTTGTATGTAGAACATAAACATAACCTATTCCTTATAGAAGTAAAACACTATAAGGATATGGGTTTCTCACATAAAATATTTACTCAAAAAAGTAATAATTTTGTAGTGTGGTGGAATAAAGCAATAGATCAGGCTCAGTTAATGGAACAAGAGCCTCTATTATTTATGAAACAGAATTACGCAAATTGGTATGTTGCAACAACAAGAGAACCGATAAAAGAAAAAAGATATATGTACATAAACTGGCTCGGTGCATATAT